ATCGGCTTAATATTCGTCATTCCAGGGTGATTTGATGTGTAGGTCGTCGATTTCGGGTGGCGGCATTGCTGGTGGCTGTGATTCATGCCATCGCTCAACCTCAGCATCAACCCGAGGCTTTAACGTGGCCTCGAACTTACGGCGTTTAATTTCTCGCCTTACGCCTTCGAGCGGTGATCTTGTCGAGAATCTCAGCAACCACCGCCCGTCAGCGGGGATCAGCGCTTTTTTTCTTTTAACGACGCGAGTGCATGGAAGATAAGCTGCACCAGGCTGTTTTCACGCAAGGGGGATAGCGCGATGACTTCAGAAGCTGCTGCTATAACGATCCACGTAATTGGTGATGCCAAGATTTCTTCGATGCCCATCGGTAATCCATCAGTTCAGGTAAATTCTAATCCTTTCCGGCTTCTAGGACACTTATACGGTTCCCGTGATCATTCAGGCGTTCGTAAATTTCACGGCGATCAGCATTGGCCTGAACTTTTTCCGCCTTCATGTCCTGATGCAAGTCTTCAAGTTTTGTCGCAATAGACTCGACACCAGCGGTGAGGCGAATAACCGCTTCACGGCTTTCGCTGGTTCGCCTAGTAAACCCAGAGACACTCATCCCAGCTATACCAATGGACGCGCCTAGGATCGCAGCGTAAATTTCAATCACGAATCCTAGCCTTGTTATTTCAAGTCTAAAGGGTCTGGCCTATCAGACAAGATTGCAACTGCACGCTTGTAAAACATGCAGTCTGTCTTCCCTGCCTCTTCTAACGCTTGCTTAACGCGCTTCCAGTTTTCGAGAGTATGTTGACCGATAGTTTTATGGCTCAATGATCTCAACCAGTACCGTTACCCAGTCATCTGACACGTTTAGTTGCCCCCATGCACCCCACGAATAGCTGCCTGCTGCTCCAATCGGTTGAAAGGAAACTGCTAACGACCCTGTGTTACTCCCGCTTGTTGAAGACTCTATCAAAGTCGCCCCTGAAGGAGGAAACCATCTATTTTTATTTACATTGTCACGATTCCAAAAGACGAGCTGAAGTGCTAATGAATTTGCGGAATAGTTTGAGGAAAGATTGTCATGGCTTGGAGTATTTCCCGATCCTGTAGCTCTAAGACTATCTCCTTTATACGTGACTCCATTTGTATTTGTGAAATTATTATTCGCTCTAACCGTGAAAGCTATGGCTTGATCGAAATCTTGAAGCACAGCTGTCATAGGGATAGAGTTTACTGACCCACTATTAGGTGCTGCAAAAATACCGTAGCCTACACTGTTAACTCGATCTCTTTCTATAACACTCACGCCGTTTCCGCTTTGAATATTTGGCTGTGAGTTATCTGAAGATGCCACAAAGAGGAACATGTCCCCAGACTGTGAGTTTGGGAAAGACATCGAGTTTCCTTGGGCATTGACATCCCAAGTGTCAACTACTAGCCATTGGCTTGTGCTCGATGTGATAAGTAATGGGGAGATGCCGCCTGGAATCATTGTTCTAACTCAAGAAAAATTGGTTGCAAGTGTGCAAATAATTGAAGGGCTTGCTCCGGCCAGACGGACAACGTAACTCAAAACATCAACAGCACCAGAAGCAGTCGACAGGACTGGAGTAATACCTCCAGCAAAATCGTAATTGCTCCCGAATGCAAGTGTCCTGCCTCCCACTCCATCCTGACTAATGAAAATACAACCGGATTGCCCAGCGGCTAAGTTTGTCGGGTTGTCAAGTGTCCTATTTCCGCCGAGCGTTACGCTGTAAAAATTATTTTCATTTAAATTGACCGCTATGTTGGCTGCATCGGCTAATGCTGTGATGCTTCCACGCTGAGCTTTAGTAAATGTTTGATTTTCGTCTTCCTTGACTGTTGCAGCGTCAAACGCTTCGACAGTTACGCCAATATCTGAAGCAGTTAGATACGATCCTGCACTTCCACTGCTAGCAGCCGTAATCCTTCCTTGCTGGTCTACCGTGATTGCTGCATTTGTGTAGCTTCCTGGCGTTACAGCGGTGTCGTCTAAGTTGAGCGTAATGGATCCACTAGCGTTAACAGTTGTAAGCCCTGTGCCACCAGTGATAGTGGCTTTTGCTAATGACCCACTGCTGGTGCCTACAAGAAGCTCGCCATCTGTATAAGTCGTCTGTCCGGTTCCTCCATACGCAACTCCGACCTCAGTTCCTTGCCAAGAACCTATAGCGATTGTGCCGACACTTGTCAGGCTTGATCCGACAATGCCTGTACCCAAGCTTGTAGCGTCTAGAACCTTTGCCTCGGCGATTCGATATTCCTTATTAAGTGCAAGGTCTAAATGTTCAGATGATCTCCAATTTTCTCTACTCTGTAACCACCTAAAGGTTTTGTCTGTGGCTCCTTTAAGTGTTATTCCTCCAAGGTCTGCGGTTGTGTTTGTGGGGCTTGCCACTACGCCAAGCTCAATGTTCTTATCTTCAACCCGAAGATCCTGGGTATCCAGTGTTGTTGTAGTTCCACTGACAGTCAAATCACCTGAAATCGTGACCGAACCAGCGAAGGTTCCATCTCCGTTGTCATCAAGCCGAATATTGGGGTTAGCAGGTAACGAACCACCAAAAATTAGAGATCCATTTGAATTAATTCTAAGTTTCTCTGCTCGGCCTGCTGAAATAACTACGGTATCACTTATCGCTGTTTCGCTTGAATTGCCTTCATAGGCCCCAATGACTGTATTATTGTTTCCGCTGAAGTAGTATGCAGAATTTTGCCCTAACGCGACATTGTATTCTCCTGTTGTCGAAAGCCTTAAAGCTCCAACTCCCAATGCAGTATTACTCTCTCCTCCGATAAGATCACCTGCTGCTTTATTGCCGACCGCTACGTTCCTAGACCCTGTTGTGCAATCAGCAAGAGCCGATTCCCCGACCGAAGTATTATTAAGCCCTGTTGTGTTCGCTTGCAGGGATTTAAGCCCAACAGACGTGTTACCGCTCCCTTCGGTATTGCTTTCAAGAGATTTCCTTCCGAAGGAAGAATTTCCAGTCCCAGTAGTATTGCTGCCTAAGTTTTGTGATCCTACACTTGTGTTGGTTACAACAGAATTGCCGCCACGACTTATGTCAATATTGTTGTATGCTCCAGCAGTAATCTCGCCGTTTGAATGAATAGTTAGGCTAGGAGAAGAAGGCGCTCCAGGGCCTACAGAAACATCGCCTATGACTTCTAAGTCTCCAGGAACGCTTAAATCGCTTGTAAATTCAACCGCATTGCCTTGTGCGTTGGTTCTAAGTATTTGGCCTGCCGTGCCAGGAGTAATTGAAATGTTTGGCTGGGTTGAGTTTCCGCCAACCGCCAAAGGAGATGTTGCGTTAACGCCAATAAGAAGGCTGCTGATTTCAGCCTGCAGTTGAGAAGCATCTACTACACGCCCAGGTGATCCATTAGTAATGTCAGTTGCGCTAGCAAGCTGAACAGTGCCACTTGCGCTAGAAGTTGCTGTGTTTACTGTTATTGCAGGAGTGAATTGCGTCGAAGAATCTTGATATATAAAAAGCCTTGCCGGAGTTACGCTTGTGTCAAGCCAAGGGTCTCCAGGACTCGCCCCGATTGGCGCAGTGGCGCTAACCCAAATATTGTTAATTTTTCGGACATTCCCGGCAGTATCTTTGCATGTCAGAAATGGGCCGTCAGCGTTGTAATTAACAGCAATTTCGCCTAGTCCTAGATCGCTAGCGACCGGAAGCCTTTGGGATACACCACTCTTCTTGTGAACAATATCGAGCGCCATTTGCTATAGAGCGAAGATTCTGGTATTGACCATTGTGCTGATTCTAGCTGTTACAGGGACGCATCGAACAATAGCTCTCCTAGGATCTTGCCTAGCACCGCAAACGTCAACGGAAAGTTCGGAGTACAAGCACTCAAAGCAAGCACTGCGCCACCTGTAAGATTTGCGTAATGTCCAACTTTCGTAGTTGTACTTCTGTCAGTGTTAGAGCCAAGGCTTCTGCCTGCAACAAACCCCTCACATGAAAGAGTTGTCTGGCTAATATTTTTTACGATAGTCAAGTCACTTAACTGCGTCGTACTATTTATGGTTTGAGGTGAGAAAATAACCGTTGCCTCAGTTTTTCCTGTAAAAACAAACCCGTAGACCCTAGAGAAGCCAGGAACAATGCCTCTAGCAATTAATGTCGGCAAAAAGCTGCAACTTGGCTCTTCATCATCTGTGCCACCGTCAATAAAGACCAATCTTTGTTTTTCATTAGTCCTCATCAACGCATCTAGCTGACTACCATTGAACAGTCCTTCACTCTCTTCTGTTGATTGTGAAATCGTAATTCGACCAATATTGTCGCCTATAGGTCTAAGATTGTTTTGCGGTCCACTTAAAGCGAGTAATGGATTTGAAGCAGCGAAAATAGCTCCTGTTTCGTCTTCTGCGTTTGCCCCGTATTGAAAATCAGTTAACTCTTGGCCCCATGCTGCGCCCTGAATTTCGCTGCTATTGATAAACATTTTCTGAGGGTTAGAGTCTGCGGTAAGAGCGTATAAGAAGCCGCCAATCCTATATCTATTCAAAACAGTTCCAGCACCAACACCCTCTGTCACCAGAAAGTTTTCAATTGCGATAATGTTTTCCTTATCTCTAAAAGCATTGATAAACGGAGCGTTAGAACCTGATTGGTCAAAAAGAATAGTCAAATCTACAGCAGAAGGTTTGAGGGTTTGAGCCTTGCTGCCAAAAAAAGCGGGTACTGCAGTGACCATAATTAAGCAACCATAGAGGCGGTGAAAACTATGTTGGTTGAAGTCGCAACATAATATCCAATCAACACGTTCCCCGACAATCCTTCTGAATTGGTTATTGGGCTTACAAATGTATTAACTACTCCAGACCAGTTGCTCCCATTAATTGAAGTGAATGGCCTATTTACTCCAGCCGCTCTGGTAACTAAAATAAATCCAGAAGTCCCAGGCACAGCATTCAGCGGTGTTCCTAAAGCAATCGCAGCACTGTTTACGTTTTGCACAAAAGTAAAGTTTGTTGAATTTGCAAAGTTATTAGTGGAACCGTTTACCCAAACTACAGGCGTTAGCTTAATTACGTCATCTAGATTAACTGGCGGGATTTGCGCCGTTGGCACAAGACCTGTTGCATCCAGGCTTGCAAAACCGTTTGCGACACCTCTTGCGCTGCTTAGTGACGATGGAGTTACAGTTCTGGTTGCATCACTTAGCGCAAGCGTTTCAGCACCAGTAGCAAGCTCAACAATACCTTTGGCCGCAGTAGAAGCATTTTGAATCAGGCCAACATCATCTAGGTCGGGTATCCTCGCCACTGGGATTTTGGCGGTCGAGTCCAGATCGCAGAGACCATCTGCCACCCCACGTACAGAGCCAAGATTTTTTGCTGTTAATGCGTCAACATCGTTTGCATTTGACGGGTTGCTAATTCCTGCAGCATCTGAGTCAGTTGCAAGTTTGACAATACCTCTTTTCGTTTCTGTCGCTTCAGGCAGTACGCCGTCTGCAAATGTGACGGAACCTTCAATTGTTCCGTTAATCAGTACTTCGTTAGTCAACTCTGTACGCTGAGAAGACTGTAAAAGTTGTGTAACGCTTAAAGTTTCAAAATCAGTAGGAGTTGCCGGAAAATCAGGGTCTCCGGCGAGAGCCCCCAAACCAGCAATTTCACTGTTTACAGTTTGGTTAGTACCAAGGTCCGTAATTACGTTGCCTTGAACTAGAAGGCCATCTTCGTTGAATCCAGTGTTGTAGCAGCGACCACCTAGCAGGTTTACCGCAAAATAATCAATTTTATTTTGCTGAGACAACGGTGTTGCTTGATACTTTGGTAACGCTTTTGTGTAATTGCCGTATCCAACAAACTCATAGGCGTGAGCAAACGCTCTAATAAGACTTGGCCGGTTAAACTCTAGTGGCCAGTTTGTCCTAGAGTCGATTTTTCCAGAAGGTACAGGGCTGAGAGGATCAGCAGGATTCCAGTCTCTTAATACTTCTGTGTCTTGTTGCTCAAGAACAGTCCCCGAAAGTGTTCCGTTCTCTTGCAGTCCAACATCTTGAGCCGTGTACCCAATTGCTCTCATCAAAGAACTTACGCCTTGAAAATCAGTACTACTTCTTATTTGATCAAGAATCAAGCTGTTTGTTGATTGATTTATTCCAAGGTCAGTACTCGTAGGACTGTTTGACAAGTCGTTATCTAAAATCAACAACGGCCCTGAAGATGTTCTTAAAAGTTCAACACCTCTTTCGTCAGGGAGCATTGGCAAGCTTGCTTCAAAATTTTCAGCGGAGAACGTGCTAAATCTTTTGTTCCTCTTGCTCCGAAATACTCTATTGTTTCTTGACACAGGAGTCCCTACTCTGTAAAAAGTAGAAGGATTGAAAGGAGACGCGCTGTCCCCAGGACGAATAACAATTTTATAAACATCGCTGCCAAAAGAGTTGTCTGAGTCTTTTGAAGTTGAAACAATAAAGACTTCATTTGGATTATTTGTGGGGTCTAATTGTTGGTTGAGGGTGCTACGGTTCCCTAAGCGTAAAATGTAATTTCCTACGGGCCTGCGAGTTGTTGCACTACCAGAAACAACCAATGAATATTCACGTTCTTCGGGTTTCCTAGTGTCAGAAAGCCTTCTGATGTAGACACGGTTGCCTTCTAAGGTTTGGTTTGAAATGGTTGAGATGTTGTTTACGCTAGGGTCGTCAATACCTCCGTCAACAACAATTATCTGAGTAGGATTTGCCGAATCAAAAGGCACAGAGGCCAGCTTAGCTCGTACATCAATTGCTTGGCTTGTTGAAGCCCCAGGCCCCTCGGAACGACTGCTATTTTCAATCCAAATATAGTCTCCTTCTTTCAAGCTATACCCGTTGTTAGCAAAAGCTGTCTCTGGGTCAAAAGCAACTTGTAAATTAATAGCGCCTGTTGCACTGTCGTATCCCAAGCTAGATACGTTACCAATTCCGATTCTGCGGATGTTGCTTCCGTCTGTTTTTACTTTTAGAGGTCTACGGATACGAAGTGCTTGAAATCCTTTGTCTTGGACAAACGCGCCACCTGTTGTGCCAATACCTCTAAAACCACTGCTAAGTAAAGCCGTGTTGCCAAAATTACTATTACTATTGGTAATAGTGCATTCTCCGCCTGAGGCCGTCCAGTGATGCACGTTTGAGCCGATAACAAAACAGCTGACCTCTTGCGTTAATGCGCTATTTGTGACCTTGAAGCCGAAACTTCTATAATCCACTTCATAGCATCCAGTGGAAGAAGAAAAGTTCCCAGAGATTCGCGACCTTACATTATTACTATCTGCGTTTATGTACTCGTTGTATCCACTGCAAGTCTGCCAAGAGCCTCCTGTGTAAATCTGCCAAGCATTCATGTCACGCTGAAGCGCAACAATTGTGAACTGGGCTACGACCATTGAGCGTAGTCCTGAAACACCATCACTTCCGTCAAGATACATGCCGCACATGCCGTAGTCGGAGCGCAAGCTGCAATTAAAAACATATCCAGAACTGCCTTTAACAGAATCTGTCGCAGCTGAAACCTGATTGTCAGGGTATTCGGTGGTGATTTGTGTTTCGCCTGGATTTATAACTTCAACGTCAGAAGATGAAAGATTAAAAGCGGTTGCAATTTTCTGGTAATAAGCGGTTAAATCAGACTGGGAACAGAAAGAAAAGGCTTGAAGCAGGTGATGAGAAGATTGATAGGTAAGAGAATCTTTAAAAGTAAAATTAAAAAAGAACGAACCTCCAGTGGTCTTGAATAAACTACCTCTGTCGGTTACTGGATTGCCGCCTGCGCTTGGTACGGACCTGGGACGTATGACACTTTTACGAAGGTCAGCCCCAATGATTGAAACTCCTCTTGGGAGAATAATCCCCATGTCGTCAGAGTTAAAAGCTCTTAGGTCTTCTTCGGTAGGCTCGTAATCATTAGGCCACTGGCTCACAGTTAGAGCCGTGCTCGGAGTGTTGTCAACAACGTATTCGCTGGCAGCGACTTTGATTAGAACACGGTCATACAAATCATTCCCAACTCCGCTTTGAACGGACAAGCGAGCTGCCTCGATTAGCCCTCTATTGAGGGTTTTGAATGGTGCTGACTCCGAGTAGCCGCAAGTAAGTTGTTGATTGCTTAGAGGAGGAGTTACCGTATTGTCTGCGATACCGGCGACAAATTTGTCAGAACCAATCTCCTGGTTAACGTAAAGCGTTGTCGTAGACGTTGAGTCCACTTCCCCGCCAGCAAGACGCAACACCGCGCTGGTGACTTCTCCGGCCTGAGTACGGAACGTGTTTTGACTAATGTCAATATTGTCAATAGCTCCAGGCTGACCCGGTGTAACGATTGCCATTTAACCGAATGCTCTTTGTCCCACTTTAGTCATTATACTCCCACTTTTAATGCAATCTCGCCAGATGTCGCGAAGTTGGCTGAACCAACGATCACATCCGTAGCCCTGACGTTCACCGCAATGTTCGTTATCAAAATATTTGTAGCGTAATAAAGCCCACCTCTAGCCAAAATACTGCACGTATCGCTGACTTTCCGCTGCATTAACCAAAATTCCGCTTCAGCTTTCGCGCCTCGCTCCGTTAATTGCAGAAGCTGAAGCAAGTAGCTTGGGTCGACGGGCCTGTCTCCGCTAGCGGACGAGTGCCCTGCCTCTCCAATTTGGAAATCAAATTTTCCACCACCGGTAATGATACTTTTTATATTTTCGCCAAATTTCTCGCCAACCTGAGTGGTATCAACAGCCGCACCGTCTAGTTCTAAAGACCACTCAGCTAACTCGCATTGCAACACCCAAGGGAAACCGTTTACCGCACTCCTTGGCGTAAGGTCTGCGTCATCATACTCAGCAGTGCCTGCGGCAGGGCTCTGGTAAGAGGGCGCAAAGTCGCAAATGCTTTCAAGCGTCGCCTCGTCTCTAACGTCGCTGAACCTGTAGTCTCCGACGCCTGAAACGCATTCAGTTAGAGCATTGTTGTACTCCTGAGTGCCTGCCGCAGCAATTAACAAAACGTTGAAATCGTACTGAGCCAAGTTAACTTTGTTGATAGACCCGCCGTTAACAGCAGAGCAATAATCTGTGTAAAAGCTTAGCCTGTTTAGAGAATCTTTATAAACAAAATATTCCGCACTTTTGGCTCCAACGCCACAGTAAAAGTTATCTGAATCTTCTCCTACACCTCTTTTGTAGAAGAAATCATCGTTGTCTGCTATGTGAGAACGATTAGGGCCTGTTTCAAGAAATCCTCCTGCGTACATTGCAGAGCCGTTTGAGCACTGGCCTGATAAAGGAAGCCCTTCCTGGGAGAAGAGATACACCTCATCCCCTGACCAGAAATCTTGATTACTTAAAACAATAGCGTCAATATCGGCCCTGAGTACTGAAGAGCTTACGACAATAGGCAGCGGCGCTTCTCTTCTTAGTCGAACAATTCCATCAATTCCAAGTACCGCCATGGCATTAGAATCCTCCAGTCAAAGGTCCAGAAACCTGGAAGCCAACGCTGCAAGAGGTGACCGCACCAACAGAAACGCTGGGGGAAACACTTGTCAAAACTGCAGAACCGCTTAACTGACTGCCGCCAGCGGAATCCAAAACAAGCTCAATGTTGCTCAAGGGTTCTGAGGAATTATTCAAAACATCGTTGAAAAGCGCTGTTGCGCTTGCCTCGCCTGGGTCGTACATAATGTCTGCTGTTCCCGTTACACCCCTCAAGCCCGAAACGTATGAACGGTCAAAGACCCCAAGATCCGTAGTCTCCAGCGAGTCTTTTGCAATATTTGCTGACCAAGAGCGCACACGAGCGACTACAGTCCCCCTCCATCGCAATTGCCCATTACTGCCAGTGCGAACAGCCATGCCTATAAGCCTTTTGATCCATTCTACTCACCGAAGTCAACCATCCAATGTCCCAATTAATTTGACCGTGACTCTTGATCGATTACTGAAAACTGATTGGACTTCAGGAGTTTCCTGCCAACGCCAAGTCACATGACTTGAGATTTGGCTCTGCAAGGCAGCATTCATCCCGTCGAAGATTGAAGACGGAAGGGTTAAAGCAGTGCCTGAGCCATATGCAGAGTTAAAACAAGCCAAAATTGTTGTTAGCTCTTCATCGTTAGTTGAAAACTCCAAGTCCAAGACAGCATCAAACGCTTTGCTGCCATAAAGCCTGGTCGTACCAGCCCCGCTTATACTGTTAAAACGCTTGGTTGGGTAGTCACCAACCGTGTAAGTACGCCGAGTCGGTGTAAGCGATGGAAAGAAAACTGTCATTAGTTGATCAGACCCTCCAAGATCCAGTTACTGTCATTGTCGAAGCCATCGACGATCAGGCTTTCGTCGTTACTGTTGGTTGGAAAGTGAATAGCCTCAACCTCAATGTTACCGTCTTCATCGAATGAAAGAGATTGAGTTTTGTATGTCTGCACATTCGTGCTTCCACTGTTTATGCAAAACACTGAATTAGAAAAATTCGTTGCACCGCCCTGAACCGACATTGTTGTTTCGGTAATGCTTGTTGACGCACCATCCCAAAGCAATACAGAGTAATTACCGTCACCCAAAGGTGGCCAAGAAGTAATCGTGCCGTCAGCGGCAATTGCTCCATTCTGCGGTTGATTGAAAGTTGTGGTTTCAAGCCCTAGCTTGAAGACTCCTCCAATATCAAGACTTGCTTGGCTAGGGGTAGTCTTGAATTTGATCGAATGAGTCACAAGCCTACGAAACTTACACTCCCATTTGCCTCTATCGATTGCGTGCCTTTCGCTTGTGGCAAAATCGCTAATATCAATTGATTCTATAGGAGCAAAATTCTCGACACCGGCTTCTCTGACTATGACCTCTCTTACGACAGGGAATAGGCCCCTGGAAAAGTCTCCAAGATCGGTTCGCTCTTGTCGCCACTTGACGGACACCCTTGGCGGGATGCGATCCGCAGCGTCAAAATAATTTAACTCAAACGAGCCATCTATGATATTACCTGAGGTGAAAAGTTGCGTTATCTTTTCTGGCCCTTCAAAGCTGGCTGAAGGTTGCAAAGCAAATTTACCATTCCTTATAACGAGGTCTAGAAGGAAATCGGCAGCTCTTTGGGCTCCCCAAGTTCTGAGATTTTGCTTTTCGGTAATAGCGCCATCAAAAAAATACTTTCTTGAATAGTTCCAATCTGCCGCCGAATCAAAACTTGCTTTGTCGATCTGAGCAGAACTCATTATTGTACCAACCCCGTACCTATCGTTCGTAAAAAGATCGTACAGCACGCTAGGGAACATGCTTGTAGAGGCAACGCCTTGATTAACGTAAACGCTAAATTGCTGAAGGTTTTTCACCTCCTCGCTGCTTTTGATGTTTAGTCCTACAATTGCTGAAGCGAAATACTTTGGGACTATAGAGCTGGTTGAAACGTTGTTTACATAAACAATTTCATGCTCAGGCTGAGTGGCAGTACTGGTAACCTCGTTATAAATAAAAGCCTCAGCGATTTTCGCGTAAGAATCAACATAGTAAGGGCTATCTTCTCTGCTAGCCGTCAGTTGGTTGCCATCTTTTGGATAGAAAACTGATACTCCAAAACTGCCAACACTTCGCGGAATAATTTCTCCAGAAAATTCGATCCGAACTCCACCTTCGTTGATAATTTGAGTATCTTGAACCGCGTAATCCAGAACAGCCAGATCCCCACTAGCTGCGCCGGTTCTTATTTCCCAAGAAGTCAAGGGCTCAATCCTTATTTCGTAACGATTTTCAAAAGTAAAATCTAATTTTATGTAGTTGTAGACATCGACGCCTGTAGCGCTTCTAGTTCCAAAAATAGTTCCTATTTCTGTAAAGAATGCGTTGCTTGATGCTGCTCGGTAGGAAATACGGAAAAAACTGTATCTTAGTTCCGGGCCGGTGTAGGTGCCGCTATTAAAATTGACAGGATTAGCGCCATCGGCATTTTCGCCAAGGAAGTTGTCACAAGCCTCTGCGTCTATTTGAGAGTAAGGCTTAGTGTCTCTAAAATTGCAGATACCTGAAACGCTTAACTGCAAGCGACTCCTAAGTCCAATTTCTATCATTCTGGAACCGCGCTCGGTCACGACATTTGCTATGGAACAGCGCATTATATGAGCAGTACTGCTTGCTATTCGAGAGGAAAAACTGTTTGCATCGCTTAAAGAGACAAAATCAACTGCGCCTGAGCGAACCACTGTAAATGTTGCGGTCATATCCCGGCCTCCACCAGTTGGAGTTTGATCGGCGTCGGATAAGAATGGCTGCGTATCCCGATTAGAGCAAATAGCTAATGCGCTGCCTATCTTATAGAGTTGACCAATACTTATCAATTCGTCGTATTGTTTTTGGCGACCTGCTACCGCCCCGGCAACGTCTCCAACAGTCGCTTGCCCTAAGTTTCCACCCCGGCTGAAACCGTTTGGATAATCGCTTAAGGCACATGTACTTAAAAGCCTATAGCTCAGCTGATCTCCTACAGCGACTTGAACGCTGTTGCCAGAGGTTTCTGATCCATTTCTTGCGTAAAGACAAGACTTGCCGGGGAAGATCGTGTTTTGCTTATCACGATTTGCAAGTTCCTGCCAATCAGACTTGCAATTGACTTCATTGTCTTCTCTTACAACAAACTGCCTGCCAGGTCTAAACACAGGATTTACCCTGTAGCCTAAATTGTTCCCAATAAATCCATACACTCCTATTGAGGTTTGAGTAGAAGGCTTTGATGTAAAACAAAAAGAAGGCTGATACCCCCCGTTTACATTTTTTATTTGGAATACATCATCTGCGCCTTCATTTTCTGAATTTGCTATATCAAAAAAAGGAGAAGCTCCAGCAATATAGTCACCTGAAGTAATCCTCCCGCCAGTGTTGTTGTAATAGACAGTCAACCTTCCTGTTCTTGAAAGGCTTAAATCGTAACCGTTCAAAAGATTGTTACCAATAGCAAACTGCTCGTCGTCAAGAATCATTCCAGCAAGACTGTCATCGATGCTGCTAGATTCGCCCACTAAAAAAATAGCTCTCAGCAGTTGCCCCCCACCTATACTATAAATCTGGCTCCAAAGTAAGTTTGTATTGATTCTAATTCCACCGTAATACTTGCCATCAATTAACTGGCGATTGGCGTAAACAATAGGTATAGTGCTACCGATCTCAACAACGTTTTGAACAGTGTCAAAACCACTTTTGGCTGTAAACTGATCCCCCCTAACAATAGTCTGCCCGTCTACATTCCTTGTTCTAACGTCGGGAGCTTTTCTTACTTGGGGTTTAGGCGCTAGCAGTGCCGAAGCAGCGGATAGCACAAGACCAATCGCAAGGTTGATCAGAACGATAGTGAATGGCTCTAAGGCAACAGGCTCGCCAGGCTTTAGCTTGCTATGCAGAATCGCCTGTCTGCAGAAAAACACATATTGCTCTTGAGACATCCCGGTGATGCCCATAATTTCCCGATCTTGCGGGAGGAGCATAATTCGATTTTTGTTAGGGCTCAGCATTATCTCAATGAAATGTTTCCAGTGGAGGGAAGCTCGCCCACACTGACTTGAGTGAGGACGCGCCTTGGGATGTTTGCTTCAATCGCGTCCAAAGGGTTGCCTAGTCTTACCTGTAGCCTACTCGTATCATGCTCAAATCCAAGCACGGCGTACAGCTCTTCGCTGTAGCGGTTTGTCTCAACCAGCGTATCTGGGTCAAGCCATACCGTTCGTATCTCTGCAAGCCAGCGTTGATCTGATGCTGTTTGGAAAATGTTTAGATCCAATTGATTGACAGCAAACACAACTGCCGCCGAAATGTTGGCAGCTTGCAGGTCAAGCGTTCCACCGCTAAAGCCAAACCCTGCAAAAACATAACTTGTACCTAAATAAGTACGCGACTCGCCTTGGAAAAAGTTTTGGAAGGCATAGCCGGTGTCTGAGCCCTGGAAGTCAACAAGCTTCAGATAAGTGCCAATCGCAAGCATCAGCCAAGCCCCACCTTGGACCTTGATGCAGGCCGCTGCCTTAGATCAGAAAAGACCTGGCTACGAGCCTTGCGAGAAGCGGATTCGGAAAGCGCAAGCCCTTGCTCAACCGTTAGATATTCCACGTTGTTGATCACTGTGGTATCTAGCTTAACCCTGATCGGTTCTGACATTTCAGTCGCTTGGCGTTCTGCTGCCTTACGTTCGATCACTCGCTCCATTGACATAGAGCTTGACGATACAGCCGCTTGACTTTGAGCAATGGCTTGCTGAGTTGAGTAGTTGTTGTTGATGTAATTACGACTTTCGGCCATTCCGTCTTGACCAAGATCACCAGGGCCGCCAGCAAGGCCCAATGGGCTGCCGCCAGAAATAGCAGCACGACTTGCCGAAAAGACATCGTTTGGAATAATGGTTCCGTTACCTGAGGGGACCATAAGCTCAGGCCCACGCTCGCCAACGATGTAAGGAGTGTTTGCATTTACTGGGCCGCCTGCGGCGCGTTGAGCGATGCCGAAGTTTGGCCCTAAAGTTCCTATCCCGCCAACTTCACCACCACCTGCTCCTAGCGATGTGCTCCCAAGATTGAATCCTCCACCACCAGGCAGCAACTTAACAGCAGTATTTAAAATCGCTATCGTCACCATTTTTGCAATGATCTGACCAGCCATATCCAAGAAATAGCTACCAACACTCTTAAAGAAATCAGCCAATGCCTGCTTCGCACTTGTGGCACCAGTGATTGCATTGGTAAACGACTGAGAGAATGCACTGCCAATAGCTGTTGCTGCACCAATCACCTGATTCGCTGGATTGGTTAATTCTTCAAGACCCTTCTTTAGCTCTTGAATTGCTACGGTTATTTTGCCTGGATTCAGGATACTATCAACATCAGCAGGGAAGGCTTGTTGATCCAAACCAGTAATGGCCTGCCCGTTTCGATCAAAAGACTTTTGATCCATGCCAAATTGGCTCAATCTTTGCGCAAATAGTTGCTCATCTACCTGTTGATTTATTAAGGAAATTCTTGCTTGTTTTAGCTTGTCTAATTTGGCTATTTCGTCTTCGTAGGCTTCCCCTGTCACTGCCGAAACTTGTCTTATGATAACAATTCTGTCCTGATCTTGCTGTAAAACTTTTTGATAAGCCTGTTCTCGCTCTAAGAGTATCCTTGTTCTTGCATTTGCTCCTACCTTCGTAGCCTCAGTGCCTATATCTGTAAACTCTCGGCTTACTTTGAGCATGAGCTTACGGAGCTTTTCCAGTGCAGCTGGTCGCCTGTCAACTGGGGTTCTTCCTTTCTTGCCTCCGGTCGGAGGCTTGAACGTGAGATCTATACCGGAAAGACCTGTCCCTTCGTCTGGCCTTTGAATATCAACGCTGCCAGACGTTAGAGAATTAATTTCATCCCTAAGCCTTTGTCTTCTGTCTGTTATTGATTTTATGTCTAAATCAAAGTCTCTGATTCTTCCAGACCTTGTACCTAAAAAGTCGCCCTTTTCGTCCATCTCTTTTTGCATACTTGCTCTTTGAGCCCTTAGGCTCACTAGGCTTTTGTTCGCGGCCTGTATGAGAACAGTATTCTTATTGATTTTGGCATCATCTGTAACGCCAAAAAACTTATTAAGTGCTCTTGTGGCTTTCGTTACAATGTCCGCAACATTTATGAAAGTTTCTTGAAAAGCACTTCCTATTGGAGCGAGCAAAGCGCCGACGCTTTCGCTTAGCTTAGAGAGTGAAATTTTTAAACGATCGCCAGCAGACTCAGGTCCAGATGCAATTATTTTTGCATTTTCGCCATAACGTTCAAGCAATGCTTCGGCGAAGGTTTGGAAGTCCTGAAGGCTAACTTTTCCACCCTCAAGTGCTTTGTCTAATTCTTGAGGAGTTTTGCCAATACTTTCAGCAAAAATACTGAAAGCACCTGGCAGTCTTTCACCAATCTGTTGACGCAGTTCCTCAGCGGAAACCTTGCCTTTACTAAAGACCTGAGCAGTTGCTGTAAGCGCAGAGTCAACATCTTGCAGCGATCCGCCAGTTGCCCGGACGGCTGCAACAATTCCATTAAATGCAGTTTTAGTGTCGTCTAGGTTCCCGCCAGCACCCTGGACGGAAGCCTGTAATTTAGTAAATTGCCTGGTGAGAATGTCTTGAGGAATCGCGTAGTCTTTTGTGCCTTGCTCAATAGCCTGCAAAGACCTTGCATACTCCTCATTGCTTGTAGTGACACCCAAGAGGGCAATCCTGAGTTTTTTCAGGTTTGCCGCATATTCGGCTGTTGCGCCCAATGCTTGCCTTAATTGTCCAACCTGAGCCCCAATAGCACCGCCAACGATTGAGCCAGCAGGTCCGCCAATTGCGCCAATTGCGGCTCCAATCGCACCTTCAGGTCCACCGAACACCCCAGCACCGGCAACCGTACCAGCAATTTGCGCTGCACCTCTTAATCGCCCACCACCTTGCTTGCGGCCTTCCGCCTTAGCAAGTTTTTTGTCCAGCTTCTCAAGTTCTATACCCGCCTGCTTGAACTCATCACCAGTTACATCAACAGAACGTCTAAGAGCTTCAAATGCTTTCTTTTGCGCTTCCAGTGAATTTATGGAGTTCCCAGTCTTCTGAGCGAATTTTACGATTTCAGCCGTATATCCTTTTAGCGTGTTTTCAGCATTTACGGATTCAGTTCCTAGCTTCCGCAAAGAAGACTTGAGCTGATTAAGACCTTTCAGACCACTAATCTTGGCCTTGATCTCCAATACGGTTGGATTGACAGCCATTACTTATCCGACTTGTTTAGCTCTAAGAGTGCTGCGGCTTCCATTACTCGAAGACCCTCCAGCATCTCACGGGGATTGTCTACATCATAAAGGGACATCAGCCCTGACGCACCTAGCAACACCTCATACTTCAAGCCAACGTAACCACCCATTGTCACGTTCCACTGGGTCTGCATACGCAAAAACATCATCACAGTATCCCAATTCTCATCCCAAACCTCAAACGTATCGTTCTTAGGCTTTTTTTTACTGACTACCTTTACACCAAAAGCAGCTGCGTCATCGTGCGTCCTATCATCAACTCTTTTCCCGCCATCAAGCCAGTGCTTGACAGCGCCTCTTAGTTTCCCTCTTGTGCCCCTGCGATTGACTCGATGTATGCATTGGTTATTCCTCGCACAAAGCAGGTGTCCTCAGAAAACTCTTTTAGATTCTCCTGAGAAAACTTTACAGGCTTGCCGTCTTCGTCCTCAATACCTTCCCATCCACAAACGACTTGAGCTAAAAGCTCAAACTCACCCTTCTCCTTTAACTCAGAGGTTGGCACCCGCTTAAAGACTGCATCAAAGGTCGAAGTCTCAAACACTCCACCATCTGCAGGCTCCTCAACTTTCACGGGCCACTTAAAAGTCTTGACCTTTTTGCGAACGAATGCCATTGAGCAGATTTAACTGCAATTAGCTTACAGCAATAAAAATCCCTCCGCAATGTAGAGCCAAAAAGAATGCTTATACAGCACAAAGCCCCCGTGCCGGTGAGGGTCGGAGGCTTTGGCGGGAGCGGCCTCTGCAGGGAGTGCAAATACAGATGCTGTTCCTAGCGTCCTAGGGCAGAGCTGCAACAGATCAAGTGTACACCAAGCTGAACTCATCATTCCCTGCTGTTGAAGGAATCGCGGTGTATGGGATGTTCAGCATCGCGATACCGTCTTGATCGCCGTAACTCACGTCCCCAATGTCGATTTGACTGCTCGAAAAATCAACAATGTTCCCAGCAGTGGTGCCATGCTGGAACGTCAAGTCGCCAAGCGTGTTGTCAGTTAAAGCAGCAGTGAAGTAGTCCTTCGTGGCAATCGAGATCATCTCAAGGCTCACGCTACCGCTTGCACTGCGATCAGTGATCAGCACTTCCTTCGTGCAACCAATCAACTCTCGGTAAACAACAGAATTGCCGATGTCTAGACTAATTGACTGCAAGCAGCCAGAGTAAGACAGTAAGGAGAATGTGTCTGTGTTGCCGTTCTTAAAGATCAGCGGTGTTGCCTGGTTTGCGTAAGTAACGCTAGGCAGTGCCGAATCGTCAGGAGCGTTATAGATCCCAGTGAAAGTAAAATCAATCGAAGGGATTTCTCCAACAGATCCATTCAAGGTGAATGTTCCTCTAGCACCAGTCACTTTGTGACGAACGCCATCAATGTTGTAGTGAATGGTGACTGAGCTGAAATTTGAACTTACTGGTGCGTAAGTCACGCTAGTACCAGCAGCCACCGTTTCACTAAGGCCGCAAGCTTGAAGCGCCTTGCCGTACTGCGGAGCAGTGCCAGCAGTACCAGATCCTGCTAGCTCAACGCTGAACGTGCATTCAACGCGAGTGTTGGCAAGAAGCTGCTCTGATGCTCCAAGATAAGGACGAATCAGATCACGATTAACAACATCACTCTGCTGTGGGGTGATGTTCAGATCTCTCACCAAAACCGCGTCGGTTCCTGTTGGAGTTGGATCGACTCCGTAGCTCGACTCTGTTTCGATCAGAATCAGTCGTTTCCGTAAGAGAAGTGGTGCCATTTTCTTGTGGGGTGTCGGCGGGAAGTGTTCGCTGAATCAGAGTGCGTTTTCCGGTTTCTGGATCGAGAAAATACGACCCACCTTGACCGCTGTACTCGTCTTTCATCGTAATCCTTGCGACTGCTTAAACCTTAGTAGACAGTAAGGTCTGCTACCTGTGTGCGATAAAGCACTTCGTAATCGCAAGAAAACACCCCTGCAGGCTGATCAGCATCAAAAAAGTCAAAATTAGTGATTACAGGCTGAATATCAATAGCTAATCCACCCAGGGTCAAATCTGTCATAAGTAAAGAGTGCATTGATTCAATTACGGGATCAGCGTCCGTGTATGGATTAGATGATCTAACGGTAACAATCACCCTGACCCGCATTGTCCAGTCAAGCTTTGGCAAGCTTGTGTTTTGCTGACAGGTGTCAGTTGTCGGCTCAACAATGAGCGAGGGAGATTCAGCCCTAGCTAGTGCCGTAACCCTTGACCGATA